AGTTGGCTGAACAGTGCGTTCAAAAGATCGTGCATGTGTCCGCCTCTGCTCCTGCGCCAATCCGAGAGCAGGCAGAAGCGTTTCGCGGGACGGTGCAGCACCTCATAATGCTGTACTTGAAGCAAGCGATTAACAGTGACCGCACAACTGTGTATAATGCCCTTATGGATGCAGGCCAGCCAGAGTTGGCCGAACTTATCAGGAGACTCTAAATGGCGTTCACCGGCAACTTCATGTGCACCAGCTTCAAGCAGGAACTGCTTCAGGCCAAGCACGACTTCACGGCTTCCACCGGCCACACGTTCAAGATTGCTCTGTACACCAACAGTGCGTCTTTTACCGCAGCGACCACAGATTACACCTCCACCAACGAGGTCAGCAACTCCGGATCGTATTCTGCGGGCGGCGGAACTTTGACGAACATCACGCCCACTACCAGTGGCACCACCGCATTTGCAGACTTTGCAGACATCACGTTCACGTCGGCAACCATCACGGCCCGTGGCGCGTTGATCTACAACACCACCACTGGCGGGGGCACAGGCACAACAGACACTGTTGCTGTGCTTGATTTTGGGTCTGACAAGACCTCTACGGCTGGCGACTTCCAGATTCTGTTCCCAACAGCGGATGCTTCGAACGCTATCATCCGCATCGCGTAAGAGGCTAAAACATGGTCAAACTCGTCAACCGCGCCAAGATGTCCACGGCCACGACTGGTACAGGGACCATCACTCTTGGCTCTGCTGAAAGCGGCTATCAGTCATTTGGTGATGCTGGCGTGGCTGACGGGGAGACCGTGCGTTATGTCATTGAGGACGGTACGGCTTGGGAGATTGGAACAGGCACCTACACGGCGACCGGCACCACCCTGTCGCGGACGCTGGACGAAAGCAGCACAGGCAGCTTGTTGAACCTGTCGGGTGACGCTGTAGTGTATGTTACGGCTGCTGCCGAGGATATTTTGCAACAAGCCGACCTGACCGCAGGCACTGGCATAAGCATCACTGGTTCGACAATTACAAACTCTGCGCCAGATCAGACGGTTAGCATCACTGGTTCTGGGGCGATTACTGCCAGCGGAACGTATCCTAATTTTGAAATAGCTACGCCCGGATACACCGACAGTGACGTTGACACCCACCTGAACACTGGCACAGCTACGACTGGTGAGGTGCTGTCGTGGAACGGTAGTGACTATGATTGGATTACGGCTGGTGGTGCCACTAGCCTAAGTGACTTGTCGGACGCTGTTACACCAGCATTTTCGGTTGGCCTTGGGCAGGGCGCAATCCCATCACTCGGCGCTACTAGGTATACTACGGCAGTTGGACGAAATGCGGGACAGGATGCAACGGCGACTGACGATAGTGTTTTTGTGGGCTATAACGCAGGTGCTAATTTAGTAAGCGCCGCTGATAATACTGTAGTCGGCTCTAGGGCTTTGAACACAAGTGTAACTGGCGCGGCAAACACTGTAGTCGGCACTGGAGCCATGAGGTATGGTGTAGCATCATCTACGGCTGGACGAAATGTAGCCATCGGATTTCAAGCTGGTGAAAACGTATCAACGGGTTTTTGGAATACATTTTTAGGCTCTGCAACCGGAACAAGCGTTACTTCAGGTATAGGAAACACCTTTATTGGCAAAGATGCGGCGCGGTCCGTTACAACTGGGTCTTACAACATTGCGATTGGCCTTGATGCTCTTGATGCTGCTACTACTGGCGGACGTAACATCGCCATCGGCCAAGATGCTATGGGGTCTGGGGTGGCTACTGATGCTTCTGGTGATAACATCGCCATTGGGTATCAAGCAGGCTTCGCCGTAACCTCTGGCACAGACAACATCTTCATCGGTGAGACTGCTGGTGACGCCACCACTACAGGCTCTAACCAGATCGTCATCGGCCAAGGCTCTGACGCATCCTCTGCCACAGTCTCCAACGAGATCACGCTGGGGAATACGAGCATTACTCGCTTCCGTATTCCGGGTGCAGGTATCGACAACACCAGTGCTGCCCTCTCAGGCACCACCCCATCGGTGGACGTAGGAGCACGAGACACCTACACGCTGACCACATCTGGCAATACCACGTTTACCTTCACTGGCGCACCATCGTCAGGTCAGGTCGGCACGTTCAGTCTCATCATCACGGCTGGAGGCACGCACACGCTGACATGGCCTGCATCGGTTGACTGGGCTGGTGGCACGGCTCCTGATGCGCCTGCAAGCGGTGAAAAGGACATCTACACGTTTATGACAGTGGACGGCGGCACTACTTGGTATGGCTTCCTCGCTGGGGATGCGATGGCATGATTACTTCTGCACAGAAGCTGTTGATGGCTCGTGCTGGGGCTGGTGGCGGCGGCGGCGGCGGCGGTAGTGGCATACAGCATCTTGGGTCGGTGACCAAAAGCGGTGCGGATGTGGGCGTTTGGAATAGCAGCGCTGAGGCGTTAGACGTTTTATCAATCGCTTCGCCCGGAGACCTTGTTGTTATAGCGTTTAGCTTTTCCAGAGGGGGCAGGAATGTTCGGTGGGAGGGTATGTCATTTTCCAACATTTACAATCAATCTAGTCAAAGCGACCCCGGTTGGTTCGTGGGCTATCGGTTTGTGCAGGCGGGAGATGCTAATCCGTGGAACGATCACGATGACGAATACTGGGAAGGGTTATCAGTTGTTGCGTCTGTCTTCAGAGGGGTGAGCAGCTTTGTAAATTCAGCTGTTGCTTTCGCTAATATTGGTATGCCTAATCCCCCCAGCTTAACTGCAAGTGGTGGGTTGTGGATTGCCACCGGGCATTTAGACGACGACCCGGTTACAATGACAGCGCCGGTCGGTTGGGAACTTAGTGGCGCTGAAGATCGTAGTGGTTCTCAATCTTCGTCTACGGCGATTGCGTATAAAATTGCCGAGCAAACATCAGATGACCCCGGCGGGTTTGGCGGCGGTGGAAATGACGTTTGGAGAGCCGTCACGGCGGTTTTTGACTGAGGCTAAGGAGGCCAGAGAATAATGTACCTGAAACTTACAAACGGCGTCCCGGCCAAATACACACTGGGACAACTGCGCCGTGATAATCCGCAAACATCCTTTCCCAAGAAGATACCTGATGCACTCTTGGCAAGCTACGATGTGTATCCGTACACTCGCCCAACACCAAGTGAGTACGATTCACTCTCATGGAAACTTGTTGATGGCAATTTCGAACAAGATTCTGTTGGCAACTGGTCTTTATCGTATGTGCTGGAAGCCTTGCCATTAGAACAGGCCCAGAGCAACATCCGTAATAGACGTGATGGGCTTCTAAAAGACACTGATTGGATTGTTATTATGCACACTGAGAAAGGCACCAACATTCCATTGGAATGGGAAGTGTACCGCCAAGCCCTTCGTGATATAACAGGACAAGCAGGCTTCCCTTACGAAGTCACTTGGCCCACTAAACTTTGAGATATAAAATGGAAGATGAATTGACACCAGAACGCATTGCAAAGCACTATAGCGCCTGCCTCGACAGCGTATGGATCATAAACGATGCAATCGCCAACCCTGATCAGTATGCAGACGACGATACAGTGATCGAGCGCAATGTGGAGCATCTTGAGGTTATGCGCAGCGCTGATTTCTGGACGACCGAGGACATGGCTCCGATTGATGCAGCCATCGCTGCTGGGAATGCTGCTACTACGGAGTAAATAGATGCTTGGCTTCGCCCCACTATCAGCCGCGCCGCTTGCCGATGATGGCCTGAAAGGTGAAACCGCCGTTACTCTAACCGGCGTTGAGGCTACAGGCAGTGTAGGAAGCCTATCTGTTGTAGGCGCGGCCAGTGTATCTGTAACCGGCGTTGCCGCCACTGGTGCGGCTGGCACTGTCTCGGTGTCTGCTGACAGCAATACCACAGTCACAGGCGTCCCTGCGTCCGGTGCGGTTGGCTCCATCACTATGGTTGGCACGGCCAATGTGGTGGCAACAGGCGTTTCTGGTGCAGGCAATGTAGGCATTGTTGACGTTAACCCAGATGTCATCCTTGAGGGTGTTGAGGCAACCGGACAGGTCGGCACTGTATCTATCCTTGAGGGTATAGACATAGACGTCCCCGTTACGGGCGTCTTCGCGACTGGCGCGGCAGGCACCCTGACCGTTTCCGCTGACAGCAACACGACCGTAGTTGGCGTTTCCGCCTCCGGCGCGATTGGCACGGCTGCGGTCGTGGGGACGGCAAACGTATCTGCTACGGGCGTATCTGCGTCCGGTCAGATCGGCTCTGTCACTGCCTCTGTCCCGGCAAATGTTAATGCTTCTGGAGTATCGGCAACTGGCTTTGTCGGCAGTGTCACGGTACTTGCTGCCGCCAACGTCTCCCCGACAGGTGTTGAAGCGTCTGGCGCTATTGGCTCCGTTGTAATTTCTATCAGTGCTACTGCTCCCGTTACAGGTGTTACTGCCACGGGGACCGTTGGCGCAGCCTCTGTAATAGGCTCTGCTGTTGTGTCTCTGCTTGGTGTTGAGGCTACCCTAGCAACTCCGTCTGTGATAGTTTGGGGGCCAATAGCACCAGAACCGCCTGTAACTTGGTCTGGAGTAACGCCACCCTCTGGGGGCACATGGACAGAAATAGTTCCGCCGTCTGGTGATGGTTGGGACGACATAGCCGCATAAGAGGCCGACATGACAAGCTACACGAACATCAATGGGCTTCGCTTGATGGTCACAGGTGCCGACAGTGGCACATGGGGCGATAACACCAACGTGAACCTGCAGATGCTTGATGCCGCCACCAAGGGCGTCAAGGAAATATCGCTGTCTGGCACCACACACACGCTGACGACAACAGATGGCACCCTTTCTGACGCCAACTATGCGGTCCTTGTGTTCGCAGGTTCTCCGACCGGCACCAATACTGTAACTATCAGCCCGAACGACCAGACTAAGCTGTTCTTTGTCCAGAACAACAGCG